AGTATCGCGAGGACTTGGATCTGTCGCGCCTCTTCACCGAATGCCGCGTGTCCGGCTATTCGCTGTCGCTCCCGGCCACCGGCCTCTCGACGGTGGAGATCCCGTTCATGGGGCGTAACGCGGTCTCGCTGTCCGGTGGCTCCGCGCCCTACTTCACCGCTCCCACCGCCGCGACGTCGACCTCGGCTTGCGCCTCGGCCAACGGCCTGATCCTGTCGCCGGACGCGGGCTCGTCGCCGCTCGGCATCGTCACCGGCATCGACATCGCGCTCGACCTCGAGGCCGAGATGCAAGCGGTCATCAACCAGAACATCGCGCCCGAGATCTTCCTGGGCCGCGCGAATGTGACGGGCACGGTGTCGGCGTTCGTGGAAGATTTCGCCCTCTTCAACGCCTTCCTCAACGAGAGCGAGCTTCAGCTGATCGTGCGCGTGGACAGCGGCTCGGCGGCGAATGCCGATGCCATCTGCATCTACCTCCCGCGCGTCAAGCTCGGCGGCGCAGACATGCCGCTGAGCGGCGCGAACGGCCAGACCATCTCGCTGCCGTTCCAGGCGTTGCGCTACACCGGCAGCGCCGCCGGCAGAGATACGACCACGATCCGCATCCACGATACGGCAGCTTGAGCATGTCGCGTTTCGCCGGTCTCGGCGCGTCGGTGGACAAGCCGACGCGCTGCTATCTCTCGATCCCCGTCGCCGGTCGTCCGCCGCTTCTGTCGCGCGATGGCGATCCCGCCTACATCGACTGCCTGTCGCTCGACAGCCGCGAGGCGGGCGCGCAACGTCGCGCATCCGCTATCGCGCGCCTCGACCGACGCGCGGCGAAACTGACCGCTGACGACATTGAGGCCGAACAGGTAGGGATGCTGGTGGCGCTCATCACGGGCTGGCGGCTCTACTCGCTGGCCGGCGATCCGCTCGATGTCGAGTGCGACGAAGCGGCGAAGCGCGAATTGATGAGCGACCCGACCTTTGCCTGGGTCCGCCGCCAGGTCGAGGAGCACATCGGAGACCTGGGAAACTGGCTGAGCGCGACGGCGAACTGATCGCTTTCGCGCATCACCGTTTCGACCTGGACTTGCCGCGCAAGGGCGGTCGCAAGCGCGACCACCTGGAGAGTGTCGCGCGGCAGCTAGGACGCCGCCCTGCGGGCCTCGACGGGCCACCGCTGCCCGCGTGGGGCGAACACATCTGGTCGGCGTGGCTCGATCTCCATCAGGGCAGGCGCGTCGGCTTCAGCGGTGCCGAGCCGCTATCCTGGGCAGATCTCGACGCATGGTCGCGGCTGACTGACGCGGAGATGAGGCCTGACGAGGTGTCGCTTCTGATGCGGATAGATCGCGAGTTCTTCGCCGTGCGCGGCGAGATCGAGGGGAAGAAATGATCAACGCGCCGAAGGAATCGATCCTCAAGGCTGGCCTCGACGCGAGCGATTACACGCGCGGCGCGCAGGAGATCGATCGGGCCAATACCGAGATCTCCGCGAGCAGCGGACTGGTCGAACAGTCGCAGGAGAAGATGACCCGCTCGCTGGTCTCGTCTTCGTCCAGCATGGACCGCCTCCAGGCATCGCTGGACAAGGGCTTCGCCTCGCAGCTGCGTTACGAGCAGATCGTGGACCGCGTCAATTCCGCGATGGAGCGTGGCCGCATCTCGCAGGAGCGCGGCGCGCAGATCATCAGCCTCGCGCAGCAGCGGTATATGTCAGCCGCGACGGCGACGGCGGCGATGGGGGCGGCGACTGCGGCGGCTGCGACATCAGGCCGGAGCTTTGGCGCGGTCGCGCAACAGGCTGGCTATCAGATCGGAGATTTCGCCTCACAGGTCGCCGCGGGCGGCTCGGCGGTGACGGCGTTTGTCCAGCAGGGCTCGCAGATGCTGGGCATGTTCGGCATGTTCGGCGCGGTCGCTGGTGCGGCGCTGGCTATCGGCGGCGTGGCCTATCAGATGTATGCCGCGCGCGATGCGGCGAAGGCGACCAAGACCGAGATCGAACTTCTCGTCGATGAGATTGAGCGACTCAACGAGGAGACGAAGAAAGCCGTCGCGCCTACGCCGCGCCTCGGTGCAAGCCTCGAAATCGCGAAGCTACAAGGCGAGATTGCACGGCTCCGCGCGAGCGCCCCGACGCAGACAAGCGGCGGCGGCGGAATGATGGGCGACCTCGGTGTCGGCAATGAGGCGAATGTCGTCGGCGCGGGTCGCGCTGCCGACAAGATCGCGGAATTGACGAAGAAGCTGGAAGAGCTGACGAAGGCTGAACAGGCTAATCGCGTCGCTCTGCTCTACTCCGACGACGCCTACAATGCCACCGGACAGGGCATCGCTGACCTGATCCAGCTTCGCGAGGAAGCCGCGCGCAAGGCCGAGGAAGAGGCGCGCGCGACAGAAATCGCGACGCAAGCCACCATCCAGTCCGTGATCGAGGGCCTCGATCCCGCCGCCCGTGCCACACGCGAATATGAAAGCCGCCTGACCTATCTCGGCCTCGCGCTCCAGGCCGGTGCAATCGATCAGGAGCGATACTCGGCGCTCGTCAATCGCGCCGCCGATGATCTCGACCGCGCGAAGACCTCGGTCGATCGTCACGCTCAGGCTCTGGACGAACAGGCGCGCCGCGTGCGCGAGCAGCTTGACCCTGTGGTGGCCTACGCGCGCGAGCTTGAGCAGCTGAACGAGCTGCTCAACACCGGACGCCTGACGCACGAGGAATATGCCCGCGCCGCCGATCAGTCCTGGTCTCGGCTCAATCGCACGACCAGCGACACGCGCGACATCGCGCGCGATCTCGGCCTGACATTTGAGTCTGCATTTGAGGACGCCATCGTGAAGGGCCAGGGCTTCCGCAGCGTGCTCGGGGGCATCATTCAGGATATCGGGCGCCTTGTCCTGCGGCAGACGGTAACAGCGCCATTGGCGGGTCTGGCGTCGAGCTTCTTCGGCGGTCTATTCGCTCCCGCTGCTCCTGCATCATGGGCCATGTCTCCGACTGATCTCGGCCTCCCCGGCTTCGCCAACGGCGGGCCGGTGGTCGGCAATCGACCGATTGTTGTGGGCGAAGAAGGCCCCGAGGTGTTCGTGCCGAGCAGCGCCGGAACCATCGTCCCGAACGGCGTGTCGATGGGCGGCGGCGTGACGGTTCACCAGACCATCAACATCTCGACCGGCGTCGCCCAGACCGTGCGCGCCGAGATCGCCGCACTCATGCCGGCGATCAAGCGCCAGACCGTCGATGCGGTGGCTGACGCGCGGATGCGCGGCGGATCGTTCGCGGCGGCGATGGGAACCTGACCATGACCATTTCCTACCCAATCACCCTCCCGACATCCGGCGGCTATGCGCGCGTCGAGCTTCGCATGGGCAACGTGGTCGGCGTCTCGACGTCGCCGTTCACGTTGCAACAGCAGCTGGTCCGGCATCAGGGCGCGCGATGGGAAGCGGACGTCACCGTCGCAGAGATGGAGCGTCCCGCTGCCGAGGAATGGATTGCCGCGCTGGCCTCGCTGCGCGGGGCCTGGGGCACGTTCCGCCTGGCCGACCCTGGCGGCGCGACGCCGCGTGGAACATGGGCGGGCACGCCGTTGGTCAAGGGGGCGGGCCAGACCGGCGAGACGCTCCTGGTCGATGGCTTCTCGGCGGGCGCGACGGTCAAGGCGGGCGACTACTTCCAGATCGGCGATCGGCTCTACAAGGTGCTGCTGGATGCTACCGAAAGCAGCGGCGAGATCACGCTCGACATCTGGCCGCGCTTGCGTGAGAGCCCCGCCGACAATGCCGTCGTGACGACGAGTGCCGCCAAGGGCTTGTTCCGCCTCGCGAGCAACACGCAGGGCTGGGCGCTCCAAGGCAGCGGGCTGCGCTACACGCTCGCCTTCGGCGCGGTCGAGGCAATCTGATGGCGCGCGACCTCACCGCATCCGTCATCACGCAGCTACAGGCCGCATCGGTCGAAGTCGGTATCCTGTTTGAAGGCGAGTTCGCGAGCGGATGGGTGCGGCTTTGGAGCGGCATCGGGAACCTGTCCTGGGACGGGAAGACGTGGAACGGCGTCGGTACGTTGCTCGGCATCTCGGCCATTGACGAAACGAACGAGATCCGCGCCTCGGGCCTGACGGTGTCGCTGTCCGGCGTGCCATCCGATCTGCTCGCCGCCGCGCTTGGCGACGCGCGATCGGGCAAGACCGGCAGGGTCTACCTCGCCTTCTTCTCAAGCGGCGCAGTCGTGGCTGATCCGGTGCTACAGTTTGAGGGCCGTCTCGACGTCCCGGCGATCGAGGACGGCGAAGACACCGCCACCATCGCCATCAGCTACGAGAGCGAACTGATCGACCTCGAGCGCGCCCGCGAGCGCCGCTATACGCCCGAGGATCAGGCAATCGATTACCCCGGCGACCTCGGTTTCGCGTATGTTGCAAGCCTCCAGGACGCGCAGATCACATGGGGCCGATGATGATAGTTCGCCGTGAGGACTGGGCATCGAGGCTCGCCGCTGCGTTTGAGGATGCGCGCGACAAGCCATTCCAATGGGGCGTTCACGACTGCGGCCTCTTCGCGGGCGATTGCGTCCGCGCGATGACGGACGTCGATCCCGTCGCGCTCTATCGCGGCCAATACACCGACGAGGAGGGCGCGCGCGCCACGATGCTCGCGCTGTCCGGCGGCGGGCTGCGTGCGGTGTGGACGCGCGCTCTCGGGCCAGCGATGAACAACACGCTGATGGCGAAGCGCGGCGACGTCGTGCTGGTCACGACCGACTACGGCGAGACCGAGGCCACAGGGATCGTCGCAGGAGCGCGCGTGGCGTGTCTTTCGCAGTCGGGGCTACTCATGCTGCCCGCGCGCTGCATCGTCGCTGCCTGGGGCGTCTGATGCCGTTTGTTGGGGCCGCTGTCGCCGCTGCTATCGGGCTCAAAGGAGCAATCGCGACGGTGGTCGCGTTCGCCGTTAACATCGTCGCCTCGATTACCATCTCCGCGCTGGCCGGTGCGATCTTCAAGCCCAAACTGCCGAAGCTCAACGATCCCTTTGCCGGCGCGCAGCGCACGCAGACTGTGCGCGAGCCGATCGCCCCGTGGCGCGTGGTCTATGGCCAGGTGCGGACCGGCGGTGCGATCACATTCCTGCATGCGACCGACAGCAATTCCAAGCTCCACCTGATCATCACGCTCGCCGGTCATGAATGCGAGGAAATCGGCGACATCTACTTCGACGACGAGATCGTGCCGCTCGACGGCTCGGGCAACGCGACCGGCAAATACGCCGGATATGTCCGCGTGCAAAAGAAGCTCGGCACCGATACGCAAACGGCGTTCGCGGATCTCATCACGGAAGCCAGCGACAAATGGACTGCCGACCACCGGCAGCGTGGTCGCGCGTGCATCTATGTCCGGCTGACCCACAATTCCGACCTGTTCGCGTCCGGC